CAAATCCGCCCGAATGGCGTTTGCGTCAGCCTCGATCTTGACCTTGATACTTTGACCGGCTGATTGCTGCAATTGGCCGGCGATAGTGCGCCTGACGTTTTGAATGTCCGTATTCAGTCCGGCAATATCCAGTTTGACCTTGATTTTGATGTCTTGTCCTGCTTTTTTCAGGTCATTGACGGTCTGGTTAAAATCGGTCTTGATTTGCGTAAATGCCGCTTTCAGGTCGGCAAAATTCGCGCTGATCTTGAACTGGAAATTCATATCACCGGCCATGATTCAGCTCCTGCATGGCTTTTTTGTAGGATGCGCCATCTGCCTGAGCAATGCGCCCGGCGGTGATGGACTGCATAAAGATGGCGTGCTCTCGTCGCTCACAGGCGGCAAGAAACCATTTGAACTGAGCGAGCGTGTAGTCGGCTATCTCGCTCAGGCGGTGGCCATTGGCGATCAGGCACTGGAAGCTGTCGGCCCAGACAGATTCGACAGAGCGGGCAGGACTTTTTCGCGCAGGCTGCCGAACACGCCTTTCATCGTTGGCAGCAGGCTCCGGGTAAAAAAATCGGCGTTCACCTCGATGGCGGCGCCGACCAATGCCACAAAATCATCCAGGTGCATGTCATCAATGTGGGCGCGCTGCACTGGGCAGGCCACGCAAACCAGCGCCACCAGATCGTCGTAGTGCCTGGCGATCAGAGACGGGATGTCTTGCTGCTTGGCATCGTCGCCTACCATGCTGGCGATTTCGCCAAATACCGGCTGAATGGCGTCACTGAACGCCTTGAGCTTCCCCATGCGCATCGGCTCAATAACCACGTCGCCTGCGCGCGTGGAAATAGTTAATTTCGGGATCTCGATAATCATAAACTACCCTTTTAACGCAAAATCAGCAAAACGCCGGCATAGTTGACCAGTCGGCAGCCTTGGTACTGACTCAAGACGCCATCGCCTTCGATGTCGCCGCTAATCGTCAGTGTGCCATTACCGGCCATATAGACCTGACAAGCCTGCCCCTGCGCGACTGCGCCCAGCAAAGAAATATCCACGGTGACCGAGATGGAGTCGCTCAACGTAAAATAGATCACCCTTTTGCCAGTGTCAGAAAAGTCGTATTCAGCTATGGTGTAGCTCAGGCTATCATCCTTGACAACAATTTGCGTCCTCAGCGACTGCGTGATAAATGCACGCAATACATTAGCCTCACATGAGCGGGACTCAAACTCATCAAGACCTTCGTTATACTGCTCAACGAGCAATAAATCTCCGCCAATCAGCTCGGTTGCCGTCTTCCCTTCCATAACCAATTGAGCCAGTGTTTTTGCCGCCATATCTCACCCCGTCAATGCTATGTAACTGCCATCATTTAACGCGACATAACCCCCCGCTTCATGGAGGGCTAAAACGTTGGGCTGAGGCTCGCCCGGCGTTACTCCCCCACAATCTGCGCCTTGAAGTATTTGCTAATGTCGGCGCCGGTCTTGGTATTGTCGCGCAGGAGCTTGCCCTTGACCTCGAAGCTGGCAAAATCTTCATTGATCAGATCGAGCACTTGCGTCGCGCCGAACTTGATGCGATATGCCTGCACGTTGACAGCGCGGCCAGACTTGGCCTCGTTCAACCCTTCAAAGAACAGTTCGTATTCCTTGGCGGCAACAGTGATGGCCTCGACGTTACCGTAGCCCAGGTTGCTGTAACTGATGGTAATGGCATCACCGTCCTCGATGTCGCCACCGGCCAGAATAGTGACGCCACCGGAGCTGACACTGTAGTCTTCACCCAGCACATAGGTGGTTGCGCCAGCTTTAACCGTGACGGTTTCTTCGGTGTTGATCGGCTTGTTGGTAGGGATCAGGCCGCCGACATACGCCGTATGCGGCTCATCGGCGACTGTGCCAGATGCCACCACAGACGATGAACCGAAAAAAGCGCGGGCAATGTTTTTATGATCCAGATCGAGCAGCGTCATGGCGCATTCAACCGAGGCAATCCGGCGCACCTCAGCCACTGTGCCGCCGCCGACTGCGGTATAGTCCTTTTGCTCCTTAACGTCTTCGGAAACGCCAAAGTTAAGCACGGACACATTGCCAATATGCAGCAATGGAGCAGCGGCGCCACGCTCACGCAAATGCACCTTGCCCACACCCATGTAACTGTAATCGCCAGCTTGCACTGTCATTATCAACCTCTGCTCTGTTAGCCTTCACCGCGAATATTGATGCGGTGGTGGAATGTCAATGGAAAAAAACCAAATCCCTCAGCGTATGCGGGTTCAATGGTACTGGGGACAATGTGTAGCGCCCTGGCGGTTTTGATCAACCGCGCCCCCATCAGGGATACAATGATCTTTTCAAGCACCGGGTCAGCCAGCATTTTTGTCCCGGACTGGTCGGCATGGCTTTTGGCGCTACGGGCCACCACCCACACCAGGTATTCGTTGGTCAACGTACCGATGTTGGGGGCGTTTTCGTGCATCACCGACACCTCGGCAATGCCGTTATACAGCACAAACACCCTCAGCTCACCCTGCGACCTGTCCTTGATGTTGTCCAAGTCAGCAGCCCGGCAAACCTTCGGCTTTGGGTCAATCGTCGCCAGTCGGTCGGTCAGCCGCTCAACGATGGCGTCCTCCATCTCCAAAAAAATACCTGTCATGCCTGCCTCCAGTGCTGCCGGATAATGTCAGCGACATCCGCCTGCCAACTAGCAGGCAAATCAACCGTGTGCTGCGGGGTAATCGGCAAATAGGGCCGCGCGGGCACGGTAACGGTGTGAGCGCCAAATATCACCGACTGGGCAAAATCAGATACCGATTTTCGGACAAACCGATTACCCACCGAGCCGTCACGGTTGCGCTTGAAATAGACCTCGCCGGCACGGGCCTCCTTGTTGATGGTGAAGCCAAAATGCTGATACGGGCCATATTTCTTGCTTGTTCCCACGGTGACAGTAGTTGCAGTGGGCGGGCCATAGGTGACCGTTCCTAATAGGTCGCCATTATCAATCAGAGGCATACCCTTACGGCGTTTCAATGGCTTCCACTGATTGCCCCACGGATCCGTGCTGGTGCGAAAACCCTGCCGTACCTTGCTGGCTAACACATTGCCTATACCGTCCATGATCGGCTTGGTGTCAACGCACTGCGCGATCAGGCGGTCGAGCTGCGCCAGCGCGTTGCCAGTCAGGTCAAATGACACGGTTGACATAATTAGAACCCACACAGCGATTCGCGGGTAAAGACCCGCTTTTTGGCCACGTAATCCACCCCGCCAGACGGATTGTTTTCCGGCTTTGGCGTGCTGTCTGGCAATGTCATCATCCCTTTTGATATGTCCTTCAACCGGGCAATGGCATCGTTATAACGCTGGCGCACTTCATCCGGGGCGCTGTCGTCCCACAGCATAAAGCGTGTGATGTCGCAGGATAGATAGCGGATGATTTGCGGCACTGGAGATAGCGGCGCGGCGTATTGAGAAGACACGTAACCATCAATCAGTGCATCCGCATCGGCAATGGTTTGCGCCAATGTGTCAGTGTCGTCGCTGCTGTTATTGTCACGATCAAGCAGGTCGTCGATTTCGGTGGCGCCAAAGCGCTGAACCAGGTTGTCGCGGGTACAATAAGCCATGATGCCCCCAATAAAACCCCGCCCAGCTCGCGCCGGACAGGGCAATAGCTTAGGCCACGCAGTTTTTGAAGAAGTAACCCAGGTCAGGCGCAACAATCAGCTCACGCACCGACTCGCCAGCACGCACACGCACGCCGCCGCGCAAGCCGAGCTTTGGCTCAGGCATCTGGCCGGCAATGCGACCGCCATATTGAGCAGTGAAGCCGAACGTAGCGCCACGCTGGGTATTAGCCAGCTTGTTGCGGTAGATGAACGCCGCATGTTTGCCCCAGACGCGAACCATATTGGTAGCCTGGCCGGGTTTGGCGGTATTGACCCAGCCCTCGCCAATGATCACCTCATCAATTTCCAGCAACTGCGCCAGCCCTTCACGGGTAATCGTGCCTTGCTGACCTTCGTTACGCAGTAACGAGCTAACCAATTGCGGATGCTGGCGCAGTTTTGTCCAAGCGGCCCGGCCAATAACCATGATATTTGGCCGCATGATCGGCACATCCAGCGCCGCCAGAATGACATCGCGCGGGGTGCTGTTGGTGTAGTCAGACCATTGGCTCGTGCCGGACAGTGTTGCCTTGTAACCGCTGGCATACTGCGTGTCGTCAAACACCAGATCAGCCGTGCGTTTTTCTCGGTCGAGCAAAATCAGGTCGGTTAATACCTCGGTGGCATGACCGACCGGGTTGTAGCCGTTGCCCGCCGCTGCTGCCTGAGTGATGTCATCATTGGGAATCACATCATCCAGACCGTAGTCGCGGACAAAAGCGCTTTCTTCGGTAGCGCCGAATTCGGCTTCATTGGGCTGTCCTTTGCGCCCTACCAGCGTTTCCGGCACGGTAAAGCGCTGGCCTTTGGCATATTGCTGGTACTTGAATTCCTTGGTGCTGACCTGCACACGCGGCAGAACCTGGTCGGCAATCAGGCTGGTATTTTTATAGGCAATGGCAATGCCGGTTAACGCCGGGTCAATCGGAAATGGCGCAGTGTTCGGAGTGTTGATAGCCATGTTGTTTTCTCCAATTACAGGGCGTGAATATTAATAAGGACACTGCCAATATCGCCGGATACACCGGCCATTTCAGCCGTGCCGATGATGCTGATCTTGCGGCGATAACGCACCTCCAGCTTGCCGCCAGTCGTTGCCGTCCCGCCGGTATTATTGATGGTGTTGGTGGCGCTAATGCTGAATTCGCTGGTCAGATCGCTGACGCTGGTCACTTTGTTGCCGGTGGCGCTGGTGCCGGTATCGGCGCTGATCGGGTAGTACAGCACTGCAGTCAGTACGTCGCTGGTGGTAATACCCGTTACCGTGATATTGCCCGCGCTGCCGCCATCCACGATCTCGGTTTTACCGGAGAACATCGCTTCGGCGCTGACGGCCTTGCCCAGGCTGTTGGTGGTCAGGCGATTGCCTACGGCGATTGTCCCGCCATACAGCACGTCCGCCACGCCGCTTTTGATCACATCAAACGGATCGCCATCGGCAATCGTGGCTCCGGTTGGTACAGCGGCTACACCGGCAAACGACTCGGTAGACGCGGCGGCTTGTGCCGCAATGCGATTGCCGCCGCTAAACGATACAATCCGGTTTTCGTTGATAGCGCCATTGGCGGTAAAGGTTTTGACTAAGCCCACATTTGCGTGCATTTTATTGCCCCTTGTTATGCCTTGGCCTGCAATGCAGCGGCGGCCTGGCTGGTGGATACGGTGATGCCTTTGGCAGACATTTCGGTCTGGTAGGCGGTGATTTTTTCGGCAAACTCAGCGGCAGTCAGCGTAGACGGATCAACCGTGCTGCCGCCTTTGGAATGCTCATTGAAATCAACCAGCTTCGGCATGGACTCCAGATAGTCCAGCATGAACTGGCGCGGACTGACTTTCTTGGCGCCAGCACCTTCGCCAAACTCTACGGTCAGCGTGCCGTGCTCCAGTCCAACCATGAATTCGACAAGGCCGGGCTTTTGCGCCGCCAGCACTTTGCCTTGCGTCACCAGCGCGTCAATTTTGGTGCTGATTTCGTTTTTTTCCAGCGCCAGCTCACGCGCCTTGATAGACTTTTCCTGCTCGGCAAAACTGGCGGTGCGTTGGTCATTTTCCGCCTTCAGGCGCTCGTTTTCGGCTTTCAATGCCGCGATTTGTTCAGGGTTCATGGTAGATTCCTGTGATTCGGTAAAATTCGGCGCAACAGGATTGGCTTGTTGCTCCGCCTCTTTCATTTGCTCCTGACGCATACGCTCCGCCTCTTGAGCAAAACCATCTATTTCATACGCCGGGATGAAGTTGTCCGCAGACTCGATGCCTTCTTTGGCAATGATCTTTTCGCGCCAGCGCCGCAAGATGGCCGCCAGATTTGAAAAGACCCAGGGGGAGACATCGCCAAACTCAACCACGCCCTGTTCTGCCTCATTGAACTGCACGTCCCTCAGGCCTTTCAGCGCCGGCGGCTGTGCACCCAGAAAGCCGACATGGCGCAAGTAGAGCGTGCCCGGCTTCGGATTGTTCGGGGAGTCCGGCAAATACCACGACGCAGAGCGTTTCTTGTATTTGCCCTGCTTCACCAGTTCGGCAAAGTCGGCATCCACTTGCTTGGGGTGAGCCAGGACAACGCCATCGCCGGTCAGCTCAAGATGATCAATCCAGCCAAAGGCCGGATGATTGTCCTTTGGGTGGCCAATGACGACCGGCGCTTCATGCAGGGTTGGGTCATAAGCGGATACAGCGGCAGACAATGCGGCCTGATCAAACGGTAGCGTCTGACCGTTGGTCGCCGTGTGTTTGCCGATGCGGAAGATTTCGATTGCTTGCATGAGACAAGGCCCTTGTTTCTTGCAAGCATTTTGTGCGTGATTTTTGAAGTTGTCAGGGTGCGACCAAAATGATTAGTCCCATTTTGAGACAAAAAGTGCAGGCAATAAAAAACCCGCCACGGGGGCGGGTTTGTGAGTGGCGGCTTTCTGTCGCTATTCCACAATGTGATATTCAGCCTTGAGCTGTTGCATTTGCGTCAGCAGTTGTTCGGCAGTTTCGGCATGGCTTTTTAACCGAGGCAAGGCGTATTCAATTCGGGCAATGGCAGACGAAAAAGTGCTTGATGCTAAAGTTTCACCCTGAATACTCACCACAAAGGCGGCCTGTTTGACCATTTCGCCATCGGCCTTGATATGCTCAAGCAGTTTTTTATGCTGCGCTTTGAGTGTGTGGTATCTGCCAATGGCTTCGTAGTTGGGTTCTGTCATATCAGGCTGCCTTGTGAAGCGCGTCAGGCTGTTTTAATTCGTGGAGATAGAGTGACAAGGGAATGGCGTTGTCTTCATCGCCGCCAACCTGCACTGTTTCTTCGTCAGGCTGCAAATAGTCACCAGAATCAAATAACTCCCAGTCTGCAATGAAGGCAACATTTTTATCGCCATGCGCCTCAATGAAGCGCTGCTTTAACAAAACCAACAAATCATCAGGCAGTCGCGCTCGTTGGCCAGAGATATATACAGTCGGGCCTTGATAACCAAATGGTGTATCAACTTTTCTACCGAAGTTGATACACCGCCTTGTTTGCTTATCAAACAAGCAATACGTAATGCTCATGGCGACTCTCCACCCGGATTGTATATAAACTGACTCTCCAGCAACAAAAGCCCGCTTGAAAAGTCAAGCCAGAGTGCGACCGTTTAACTTTTTCCTGACAATGTCATGAATTTCTTTTTTTTGCTTCAGCAAGGATTGCTGCTCTGATTCTGTCAGCATTCTCGGTTCTAATGAGGTATCTTGCTTCAGACTCTGTAAGAAGTTCGAAACCGTAGCCGAATACGGCGAGCCATTCTGATTCAAGGGTTCCATGTTTTTTCCGCAATTCTGTCAATGTGGATTGCTGCAATTTTAGCCGAGCCGAGAAGTCTTTACCAGCCATAACAACCGCGCCAATCACAAATCCGCCATTAGATTCAATATAGCCCTTCATGTTGGCTAGTGTTCCTCCTTGCCCAATAAAGTCATCCAAGAGCAGGTAGTTTTCCCCTCTAATGACCGCACCACCAAACAAAGCAGGCGTGGCCATGCGGTGGAATCCAGAAGACTTGGTGTGGCCTACCCTGTTTTGCTGGAAGATTGCATTATCTAATTGCCATCCCGTAACCATAGACACATAGGACGCAAAGACCTCAGGAATAACATTGGTGCTTGCGCCTTCAACAGCCTGAACCCCTGTTATCAAAGGATATTTTCCACCTGACATCTTCTTGATTTCATTGATTTTTGAGCTTGTTAAATACTCTTGGATCAGTATCAAGGCATCGTCAATGCTCCCGGCTTTGGCTTTGTCGTAGTTTGGATGTTGCCTAAACGCCTTTTCATTTGTCTCTACAATGGATACATCAGGGAAATCACCCCATTCAGTCCTTACTGGATTCATGTCTTTTGCTGCCGGATTTATCACTAGCGGCATTATACCCTTTTCACCCTTCACCGCCCTCTCCACCAGCGCCAGCCCATTCTCCGCCGCGTCCCTCAACTCCGCATCCCTGATAGCCCGCGCCTTCTCCCGCGCCAGTTCCTGCAAATGCTCGGCACGCTGAATACCGGCATTAAATTGAAAGCCGGGATCTATGCCTTTGGGCAGTTTCACTGTCTCGCCCGTGCGCGGGTTTTTCCAGTTTTTGTACTCCACGTCTTCGTCTGGCGATACTGACAAGCCTGCATCGTCCAGCATCTTCTGGCTCAACTGGATAACACTGCACCGGCAATTCCAGCCGTTTGGCGGGTAGTAGTAGCGCCAAAACGGATGATCAACCGGATATACCTTGTTATTCAGCGCCCGGTGCTCGTCCCGCGTGCGCAGATCATCGACCGCGTTGTACTGCAAATACGGCATTGTTGCCTTGTTGGCCTGAATCTGCTGCCACTGCCCGGCGGCATAGGCCGACTGCATGTTGGTGCGAAAGATCAGCTCCAGCCGGCGCACGCTGCCCAGTTGCGCAGAAATGGTTTTGCCGGTGGCCGGGTCAACCATCTCCTGTTTGCCCCACCAGCCATTGGCCTGCAAATGCGGGATCAGTCGCTTTTTCCAGTCCTGCATCGACTCGCCGCTAACCATCGCCTGTAACAGGCTGTCATATACGTCCTGCAACAGATCATTGTCGAGCATCTTGGCAATGGTGAATGCCTGAGCATGTTCTCCCCTCACCATTTCGTCGTATGAAAACGTCTGTTTCAGGCCTTTGGCGCGAAAATAGTTAATGGCTTGCTGTGGTGGCACATCAAAGCCAAAGGCAATCCTCATTGTTGCCCCCGGAACACACCCATTAACCGGCTGAACAAAGTCGCCTGCTCCAGTTTTTTAACGGTCTGATCTTTTGGCTGCTCCCCAAGCATGTCGATGATGTGCTGGCGCATGGATTCCAGATCCTCGGTATCCTCGGCGAATGCCAGTATCTGCGCTATGCGCTCACCGATTGCGCCTTGGGCATCTTGTGCTAGGCGGCGAGCGGCATTGATGACTGCCTCTTGATCGTCATCAAGTGCGGCTTTTTTCAGGGCAATGAAGTCTGGGTCGGCGTAATTGATGGGCTGTGGCTTGTTGCTCTGATCAAATCCGGGCGCCGGTTGCGCCTGTTTCTTCACCCAGCCCTCGCCGTAGGTTTCGCGCACGTAGTCTTCGGTTGGCTCATAACCCAGCTCCGAAATCAGTTTGTCTTCTTCGGCCTGTGTTTTCCGGTTTTTTTGTGGCTTGGCCTTGCGGTAGAGCAATGGCGGCTTTGCGCCGGGAAAGGCGGCCTTGTTGTACTCGAACCACCACTTGACCACCTGCATATTAAACGATTCGCTGACCAGATCGGCATCAGCGGCTACCACCATATCACGCACATCGGCATGGGTTTCAGACTGGCTGCGGCTGCTGCCGTTGTCCGTGGTCATGGTCTGCGAGAGGATGATTTTAGAAATGGCCTCGTTCATCACCCGGTGCATGGATTCGTAATCAGCGGCGCCGGAGCGAGCGGCCTCGATTAACGATATTTCTGCGCCTTCGGGGATCAGCACACCGGTCTCGGTGGCTATGGCCTGAACCGCCTCCATCAAGCGATCGCGCGTACCCTTGTCATTCTCCTTGCCTGCTGGCAGTTTTCCCACCGCCGTTGGCTGGCCGAATTTCTCCAAAAATATGAGCCAGAACTTGATGTCGCTGCGTTTGAAAAACACCGGCCAATACAGATAATGGGCCAGGCCCAGCCCATAGTAGTTGTCCGAATTGTCCGCTCCGGTGTTGATGACCCAGAACTTGCGATCAGGCATAACCTGGAACTGGTAATCCTGCGTGATCAGGTACAGTAGGCCGTCCACATTGAACCGAAACCGCGCCCGGTCACGCACTTTGATACCTGCGATGTCTGTCAGGCCGGTTTCGCCGCCGACACTCCACATGACCTCGGCAACGCCATAGCCGTAAAACACCGCCCACAACATTTTGTCGGTGATGTCATCCCAGTTCAGGCTGTCGATGTTTGCTGATAGTGCATCCGCCGCTGCCTGGCTGGCTGTGTCGTCCGCGCCCGGCTC